CAAAGGCTGTGACTGCTGTGCCGAAGAAATGTAAGAAACCCTGCAAGCATCCCGGCTGTCCGAAACTGACCGAAGGTGCGTACTGCGACGAACACAAGCCCTTGCACCCAGACCGACCGTCTGCCGCCAAGCGTGGATACGGCAGCAAGTGGCAGCGGCTCAGCAAGGCGTACCTGCGGAAGCATCCGCTGTGCGTGAAGTGTATGGCACGGGGACGGTTCACAGCAGCAACTGTGGTCGACCATATCATTCCTCACCGTGGTGATCCGCATCTGATGTGGGATGAAAGTAACTGGCAGGCTCTTTGCAAGTCCTGCCATGACCGCAAGACATGGACGGAAGACCGAAATCCCGTCTATCGATATTGATTGTGTCTGAAATGCTGCCGGTGGGGGATAAAAATCTCTAATTGTGAATTTTTTACAGACCGGCGTTCCCTCTCACGCACAAAAACCAAGGTTCAAACGGGGGATTAACCCCGAAAATATGCAAACAAGCCGAAACCTACGCAGTTTCGGCTATTTTTCTCTCAAAAGGCAGGTGAAATCAGATGGCAAAGGACGGCACAAGAAGAGGCGGCAGACGAGTTCGTGCAGGTGATAAGCCGAAAGCCCTCTCCGACAAAATTGCAGAGGGCAAGGACGCAGAGATTATAGAATTTCATGCTCCGGAATTGGATGCAGCTGATCTGGACGATGCCGCTGATTTGACCGGTGCGGATATGCCAAGTCCCAGTGCATACTTGTCTGCCCAGCAGAAGAACGGAAAACCGCTGGGAGCAGACATTGTGTACAAAGAAACATGGCTCTGGCTGAAACAGCGTGGCTGTGAAAAGCACGTCAACAAACGGCTGCTGGAAAGCTATTCGCAGGCATTCGCCCGATTTGTACAGTGTGAAGAAGCCCTCAGTACCTATGGACTGCTGGGAAAGCACCCGACCACGGGCGGCGTTATTGCCTCCCCGTTTGTGCAGATGAGCCAGACATTTCAGAAACAGGCAAACTTGCTCTGGTATGAGATTTTCGATATTGTGAAACAAAACTGTACGACCAAATTTGACGGTACACCGCAGGATGATTTGATGGAACAGCTTCTGAGCAGCAGAAAGTGAGGCAGCATGAAAGCAGATACCCAGTTCTGGCGAGATCTGAAAGCCAATCGCCAGAAGATGACCAAACAGCAATACCGCACAATCAAGGGACAGGCGGTCAGCGGAAAAGTGCTGGATGCCAGAAAAGGCTTACAGAAAGTTTTGAAGCGGAGGAATGGAGCATGACCACAACCACAGAATTTCAGCTTGTTGACATCAACAAGTTAGTACCCTATGCCAATAACGCCAGAACGCACAACAAGGAACAGATCCTGAAACTTCGCTCTTCCCTTCGTGAGTTTGGATTTGTCAATCCGGTCATTATCGACCGGGAATACAATGTGCTGGCTGGACATGGACGCATCATGGCGGCAAAGGAAGAAGGCATTACAGAAGTGCCATGTGTGTATGCCGACCATCTGACCGAAGCACAGAAGAAAGCGTACATTCTTGCTGACAACCGGATGGCGTTAGATGCTGGCTGGGACGAAGAATTGCTGTCCGTTGAAATGCAGGAGTTGCAGGAACTCGGCTTCGACCTTTCCATGACCGGATTTGATGAAAAGGAACTGACAGACCTATTGGGTGTAGATGCAGATGGCGAGGCAAAAGAGGATGACTTTGACCTGTCCGCTGCCTTAGAAAAGGCAGCTTTTGTCCAGCGTGGCGATATATGGACAGTTGGCAGACACAAGCTGATGTGCGGTGATGCTACATCTGCGGAAGATGTATCTGCTCTCATGGGTGACACCAAGGCAAATCTCATTCTGACCGATCCCCCATATGGCGTTTCGTTTAAGAGTGCCAGCGGACTTACCATTCAGAATGACAGCATGAAGAACGAGGAGTTTTATACATTCCTGCTGTCCTCCTTTCAGCGAATGGCAGAACATCTGGAAAAAGGCGGCTCTGCCTATGTATTCCATGCAGATACCGAAGGGCTGAATTTCAGAAAAGCATTCATTGATGCCGGATTTCATCTTGCAGGCTGCTGCATCTGGGTAAAGGATAGTCTTGTTCTGGGACGCTCGGATTATCAGTGGCAGCATGAACCTGTGCTGTATGGCTTTATGCAGAATGGCAAGCATCACTGGTATTCCGACCGTAAGCAGACGACCATCTGGCATTTTGACAAGCCGAAACGCAACGCCAATCACCCCACCTCTAAACCGCTGGACTTGCTTGGCTATCCCATCGGCAATTCTACACAGGAAAATGGCGTGGTAATGGACACCTTTGGCGGCAGCGGTTCAACGCTGATGGCTTGCGAACAGATGAACCGAATCTGTTACACAATGGAACTGGATGAAAAGTACGCATCCGTTATTCTTCGCAGATATGTGGAAGATACGGGAAATGCCGATGGTGTATATGTTGTGCGGGATGGGAAGCAGATTGCATACTCTGAACTGGTGAAAGAGGTGGAAAAGCCTGATGAATAAACCGCTCACCCTTGGCAGCCTCTTTGACGGTAGCGGCGGTTTTCCGCTTGCCGGACTGCTGGCAGGCATTGTGCCTGTCTGGTCTTCTGAAATTGAACCGTTTGCCATTCGTGTGACAGAAAAACGACTGCCGCAGGTACAACACTTCGGCAATATCAGCGGACTGCATGGTGCAAAGCTGCCGCCTGTGGACATCATCACCTTTGGCAGTCCATGCCAGGATATGAGCATCGCCGGAAATCGAACCGGTCTGAACGGCAGCCGTTCTTCTCTGTTTCACGAAGCAATCCGTATCATCCGAGAAATGAGGTGTGCAAGCAATGGCAAATATCCAAGATACATCGTCTGGGAAAACGTCCCCGGAGCATTTTCTTCCAACGGCGGAGAAGATTTCCGCTGTGTCCTCGAAGCCATCTGTTCGGTCAAAGACAGCAGCATTTCAATTCCTCGACCTGCGGGAAAATGGACAAAAGCCGGAGAGATTCTGGCAGAATCCTATTCCCTTGCATGGCGAGTTCTTGATGCACAATACTGGGTGATTCCCCACGATGTGGGGAAATGTCAGCGAAGCTGACAAAAGGGCTGGGCAAAGTGCCCCAGCGAAGAAAACGGATCTTTCTTGTCGCAGATTTTGACGGAGCAAGTGCCGGAAAAATACTATTTGAGTCCGAAGGCTTGTCAGGGTATTCTGCGGAGAGCCTCCGTGCGTGGCAAAGAACTGCCGGAAGTGCTGCGGACGGCTTTGGAACGGCAGGCTTGTGCTTATGTGACCAGGGCGGAGAACGCATAGACATTCTGAAAGAACGCACTGTCACCCTTCGGGCAGAAGCCCATCATCCGCCTTGTGTACTGGAAAATCATCCTACTGACAGCCGGCTTCAGATCTCTGAGAACGGAAAAGTACAGACACTGACTTCCAGATGCGGAACAGGCGGCGGAAATGTTCCGCTGCTGATGGATACACCAAAAACACTGAAGATTCGCTGCGGAAAAGCCGGCGGTGGAAAAGGCAGTCTGATACAGGAAAACAAATCTGCTACGCTGTCCTGCAACAATGACCAGACTGTATTTCAGCCGAAAGCATACGGTATCAGTTCCTTTTCCAGCAATGCCATGCTTTCCGGTAATCCGCACAGCGGCATTTATGAGGCAGACACTGCCCGTACTTTGGACACCAGCGACCAGTCACCAGCAAAAAACCAAGGCGGTATTGCTGTGCTGGAAAGTTATGCTTTGCAGGGTTCAATGATCGGTCGGTCTGACCAAAACGGACCGCAGGGCGGCGGTGTCAACAAAGAGGTCGCTTTCACTTTGAATGCCACTGACCATCATGCAGTGTATGCTGCTTCTACGGGAAATTTCAGCGGTGCATTTCGGGAAACGACCCCTACACTGCTGGCACGGGACCACAAAGACCCCAGCATCGTTTCCAGCGGTTATGCGGTTCGTAGACTGACACCGCAGGAATGTGCAAGACTGCAGGGATTTCCGGATCAATGGTGCAGTGACCTGGCATCGGAAAATCCTACAGAAGAAGAAATCGACCGATGGGCAGCTATTTTTGAAGAATACCGAAAAGCGGTAAAACCGGAGAGCCGTCCCAAAAGCCGAAAGATGGTACAGAAATGGCTGCAAGATCCATATCGTGATGCAGCAGAGTACCGCCTTTGGGGGAATGGCATCTGTCTGAATGTAGCTGTTTTTGTGCTTGCCGGAATTGTCTGGGCAGATTTGTGATCTGTTACAAATGACCGCCGAAACATTCTACACATCTCACAGTTGCTATCTGTGGAAAAAAGAGTTAACATATGTACTGCCGAAAGGCAAATCACCGAAAATCGGGAGGAAAACATATGATAATTAAATTTGGATTGGCTGGAAATGAACGAAAGAAACTGGCATGGGCGATAGCCAAGATCATTGGAACAACGGCAGAATATCAGTATATGCCCACCTGTGCCTACAAAATCGGGGAATGCTACACCGTTACCAAGTCCGGTGATCTGAAAATCAGTGACCAAGCCGACCATAAGGAAACAGAACGGCTTCTTGCCGAACTGGCAAATCAGGGCTATGCTGTTCCGGACACATCAGAACTGGAATCTAAAGGCTTGACTGTGCAGATGCCAGCTGATTTCTTCACGGAGCATACACTGGGCAATCTCCGGCAGATCTGCGAAAACAAGGCTGCCCTTTTTCAGACTGCTTTTCAAACCGATTCACTGGACATCATTCCATCGGATGAAAAGGTGGAATTTCCGTGGTTCATGGTCGAACAGGACGGTGATGCAGATGCCTACTGCACTTTCATTTCCATGCTCTGCGAATTTGCCAAGAATCAGAGCCGCATCAACCGCAAGCCAGACACCTCCGACAATCCCAAGTACACCATGCGGTGTTTCCTGATTCGTCTGGGAATGGTAGGAGCAGAATTCAAGGCGGCAAGAAAGGTCATTCTTCGGCATCTGTCCGGCAATTCCGCATTCAGAAAGGTTGGTGATACTGATGCAGTTTCCGAGTAAGTCTTATCTGGAACAGCTGCGAAAAAAGTACCCTGTCGGAACAAAATTACAGCTGCTTTCTATGCGGAATGAAAAATATCCGGTTCTTCCCGGAACAGTCGGTGAGGTCACGCATATTGACGATGCGGGCAGCATTCATATGCGGTGGGAAAACGGTTCTTCCCTTGCTCTGATTCCCGAAATCGATAGTTTTCAGACCGTATCCGAGGCGAAAAAATAAGGCGAAACCTCCTCCATTGTACGGTATGTTACCATACAATCGCAAGGATTGCAAGGGTGTATTCTACACAATCTTTTGACCTCATTTTCTGTAGATTTAGCCGCTTGCTATCTCCTCCGTTTAGAGTTAATATGGTTACAACAAAAGGGAAAAAGCCCGAAATTACGGATGCCCTGAGCCGAGGCAGGATGCTGCCCGAGGCGAACGGGTATGCCGACACAGGATTTTAGGAGGCTGGAAAACATTATGAACACTAAAACAGAAAAACAGATCGAAAACCTGAAAAACCAGACCATCGGCGTGGAGATTGAGATGAACCACATCACCAGAGAACGAGCTGCCAAACTTGCCGCAGACTTTTTCGGAACGGGCAGATACGAAAACACAGCGGGGCGAAACAGATACTGCACCTGGTCAGCATGGGATGCACAGGGCAGAGAATGGAAATTCCAGAAAGATGTCAGCATTGCAGGATGCGATGCCGAAAAGTGCGAACTGGTCACACCGATTTTGAAATACGAGGACATCGAAACCTTGCAGGAACTGGTGAGAATCCTCAGAAAAGCCGGAGCAGTCAGCCACGCAGGTGTTGGGGCAGGGGTTCACATCCACATCGGAGCAAACGGACATACCCCACAGACCCTCCGAAACCTTGCAAACCTGATGGCAAGCCACGAACAGCTGATCGCAGATGCCCTGAAAATCGACCAGGGCAGAATGAACCGATACTGCAGAACGGTCAATCCCCAATTCATCGAACAGCTGAACCGAAAAAAGCCCACCAACATGGCACAGTTCGCAGACATCTGGTATACGGCGAACGGTGCAAATTATGGCAGAGATCAGCACTACAACGACAGCCGATACCATATGCTGAACTTCCATGCCACCTTTACAAAGGGAACAATCGAATTCAGACTTTTCCAGTTTGACAAGCCTACAGCTGAAAAGAAAAATGGACTCCATGCCGGACAGCTGAAAAGCTACATTCAGCTTTGCCTTGCCCTTTCCGAAATGGCAAAGGAACTGAAAACAGCAAGTCCAAAGCCACAGCAAACGGAAAACCCGAAATTCGCCATGCGGACATGGCTGATTCGGTTGGGGCTGGTCGGCGAGGAGTTCTCCACAGCGAGAAATTTTCTTACCAAGAACCTTGACGGCGATGCCGCCTTCCGGTTCGGCAGATAAAGGGGCAGCCTTTTGCTACCAGCTACACCAGACCGCTTCGGCGGTCTTATGGTGGTGAAAGGGTATCCCTTTCAGAAAGGATTTGATTGCATGAAAAAGTTTTACCTTGCCTACGGCAGCAATCTGAACGTGAAACAGATGCAGTTCCGCTGCCCGGACGCCAGAATTGTGGGAACTGCGGAGATCCCAAATTACCAGCTGCTGTTCAAGGGCAGCAAGACCGGCTCCTACCTGACCATCGAACCCAAGCAGGACTGTACCGTTCCGGCGGCAGTCTGGTCGGTGTCGGAACGAGATGAACTCGCTCTTGACCGCTATGAGGGGTATCCCCATTTCTACTACAAAACGGAACTGGAACTTCCCCTTGCAGAAACCGGAAAAAAGCTGACCGCCTTTGTGTACATCATGCACGAGGAACGGAAGCTGGGCATTCCCACTTCTGCCTACATCCGCACCTGTGTGGACGGATACCGCCAGTTCGGCTTTGACCTGAAACACCTGCGGAAAGCCATGGACATCAGCGAGCGGGAGGTGTACCACCATGAAAACGGATAAGTCAGTTTCGGCAGTCTGCCCACTCTGCGGAAAGCCCTACTCCGGTGTTCCGGCACTTTCCAGAACGGACAACCAAACGCCCATTTGCCCGGACTGTGGCATTCGGCAGGCACTGGAAAGCATCAGCGTTTCCACGGAGGAACGGGAGAAAATCCTGTCTGTAATGCACCGAAAGTTTCCCATGTAACCGCCCTGTTTGCCCTGTGTGGGCTTTCAGAGCACTTGCCGAAAAAAACTGCCCAAAGTCAAAACCAAGCCCCACACAGGCGAACTGTGCGGGGCTTGGTTGGTAGCTGCGATTTTCCGAGATGCCTTTTCCATTGTACTGTATTTTACCATAGAAAAGCAAGTTTATCCAGTGTCAGATCCACCAAATATACAGCAAAAACAATGCCTTATGTTCTGTACATTTAGCCGCTTGCTATACGCCGAAAGGTATGGTAATATACAGTTACCGAAAGGGAAAACAACCAAAAAGCCACGAAATTTGGAGGAAAAACACAATGGTAGCATACGGAATCGCAAAGGCAAGAGCAATGGCAAACAGAACGGACTGGAACGAAAGAACCGAAATCACAAAGGCGGTCATCACCTGGTTCGATGCGGACTACGAATACGAACTGGAGATTGAAAACGAGGACAGGATGGACAACGAGGAGTTCACCGCATGGGTTGAGGAAAACGCAGAAAGCCTTGCAAAGGCAGATGCCGAGGAAAACGGAACGACCTTTGAGGAAATCGACAGCATCGACTTTACGGAAAAGGAA